GGGCTGTAACACCGTACTCATCCCATAGATAGGAGAAACAATCGTCAATATCGCGGCATCCATCAGGGTCAACATTGAATGTCTGCCAGCCCCAGTCAGAGCGGATTTCTACACGGTCGGTCACATCAAACTCGGGAGGGGCGTACACGGAGGTCTTCTTGGTATAACCCGTCCATGGACTGTAAAGCCAGTATAGAGCTGCGGCTTCCGCCTCAAAGTCTCCAACTGCTCCCAGATTCTGAACGAGAGATCCACGAGGCATAGACTGAGTAAGTTCCCAAGTTTCATATTGAATTACAACAAGATAATTTTGCGTAGGCTCAATCGTTGAACCGACGCGAAAGGGTGGGTATGCCTTGTTCATCGGCTGAAAGAGATAAATAGGGACATTCTTTGCTGTGAATCCATAGCGTGTCTTATTAAGACAATCAAGGATGCCGACGAGAGGTGGCTGCGGGGCTCTAACAACCATGGACCATATACCGGAGGATGAGCAAATTGCTCGGTCGTCCGGAAGACAGTGGTCAACGTTGGCAAATGGTACCTCGCGGCCATCGATTACAAATTGCTTGAAGTTCTTGGTCTTGACAATTGAGGACATTTTTGCTGCGTGCTTTTTTAGTGGGGTTTATGCCTTCAATTTTTGCGGGTGCGTTGTTTCCGAGAAATCCTTTCTCTGCTGGTTTTTTATTCCAACCAACTTGTACATTGAACATCCCTATTAACGGCTGCGACTTAATTTGAATTTAATTTCAATGAAATCATTGTGCTCTTCAACTTCGGCCGGGCTCTTTTCCAAACTTCTTACGAGGCATTCTCTGTCAAAGCGACTCATCTCCTTGGTAGACCACGCATCGGCCGCCTTGTATTCTATATCGGGATAGGCTGCCACCAAGTCATTTTCAGACAAGAGGACAGGGACTTGTTGTAAACGAGCACGTTCAAAAATTTTCCTTTCTGTTCTTGAACGGAGTGTCTTGTTACGATGGTTAAATTCGCATGCCGAACCCTTTCCGCAAGGAATAGGCTTTCCAAACTGAGGATTGGCTTTGCCTCCAGCAATTCGCCTGCGTGTATTAATTTGCTTTCCAGCAGCAAAATCACATTGCTTGACACCGTGGAAGAATGTACACTCAGGGTCAGCACAGGTCGCACCCCTCTGGCATTTGGGTGCTTTATGATGGATAATTTCACCGCGACCAAAAGCAATTGCTGCTGCAGTGGCGGCTTTTGGCTCAATCGCCTTTGACCGCGTACGAGACTTCTGCTTGAAGGAATTAGGATTGGCCTCCTCTTCAATATTTGCCCAACTCCTAGAATTCTTCTTTGTTAGCCAGTTGGGTAAGCGGGATCTTGATTTAGACTCGGATTTAAGCATTCTCTATTAGGGACGTATAGATAAAATGCCAGAAGGTAAGATAGGCGAAACATGGAAGTTTTACTATCGTGCAGAAGATTCAAAAGTCGCCGCTTTTGGCCGTTATATTCTTTATAGGGCACCGTATTTTATCTTTTATGCGACAAATGATGTGATAAACGCAGCATTTCCCGATTTTTTCATTTATTTTGTGAATCTAAATGATATGATTGAAAAAACGTCACCGCATGCTACACAAAAATATGATGCGATTATAATCAAATATCTAGGTACTACATTACTGCAACTTCCTCTAGACCGTAATATGTTATATGTGAATTACTACGATTTGATTAAAGAACTAGGCCTACAGGACAATGGTCGGAACCTAATTGATCCGAATACACAGTTGCTTCCTTAATCTTTTTTGCTAGAGTGTTAGAGACTAGCCAGTAATCAATACGCCAACCACGGTTGTGTTGGCGAGCTTTGTAGAGATAGGTCCAATATGTGAAGATCTGTTGCTGGGGATGCTTATGGCGGAATGTATCAACGAAATCTTCTAGCAGTGTTGCGAAATTTGCCCTCTCCTCATCTGTGAATCCAGCAGACTGATGATGTGTCTCGGGCTTGAAAATATCAATATCCTCGTGGGCTACATTCAAGTCGCCCCCGATGATAACCGGCTTCTTCTTTTCCAACTTTGTGATAAAGCGGTGAAAGTCGGGGTCCCATTCGTCAACACGATACGGGTGACGCTTGAGGTCTTGGCCTGCATTTGGCGTATAGACGTGGACTACGTAGAACTTGGGAAACTCAAGAGTAATAACTCGGCCCTCTTGGCTATGCGTGTGGTCTTCTTGGTGCGTATCATACTGAACGGCGATGGGTTCTACTTTTGACCAAATGGCGGTTCCAGCATATCCCTTTCTTGCCTTACTCGTATTATAATACTTGTAAGGGTACTCGGGAAACTCAGCGTCTAGGGTTTGGAGAAACTCCTGCTCCTTTGGTGAGCCATTTAACTTTGTTTCCCCGAGACCAAGAATGGTGGGGCTTTCCTTTTTTACAAAAGCATGAAAGTTATCATTCAGGACAATATTTTTCAGTGAATTAACATTCCATGCGATAAAACTGGGCATTTCTGTTTATTAGTGGGCCTTTTAAAAATTCAAATTTTATCTTTGTTTTGACTAGGGATGGCTGATAGAGCAGTAGAAGCGGTACGGCAACGGCTGCTACTGGGACAAAATTTAAACTGGTGGAAAGGTGATAAAACACGTTTATCACAGGCAAATATAAATGAATTAAGAAATGATTTTAATATTTTTTATAATCCATATTCTGAACGTTTTTCAAATCTGCGTAAAAGTAGGAGAATGCCTTGTACTAAATGTAATGATATGGGAAAGTTTTGTACAGGTGTCGCACCAGCAATGTGCCCACAATGTGCTGTAGCGGGATATAGCAAGGAAGATTGCGTTTATTTGGATACGCCTCTGGAATTGTCAGCGCCTGCTTGGTATGGACGTGGTCAAGTGGCGGCTGGAGGAGGTGGTGCTGGTGGTGCTGCTAATGCTCCTATCCAGCCGGCTGTTCCAAACAGAGGCGGCGCAGGTCTCGCAGCAATTCGTCGTCCTTTAGGAAGAGGGTCTCCAACAGGAATGGAAAATGAAGAGAATGGAAATGAAGAGAATGGAAATGAAGAGAATGTAAATGAAGTGAATAGCAATGATCCAAATGCTACAGAAGAAGAAATTGCTGCTGGAAGGGCAAAAAGACAAGCACGCAGAAACAAGGTTGCTAGAAATGTAGCAGCAGCAAGTGTCCTAAATAATATGGCTTCTGGAAATGGAAGTGTTAAGGCGGTACAAGCAATGGCTGCTGCTGCGGGGGCTGGAGGTAAGCGTAAGCGTAAAAGTAGAAAGCAAACCCTGAAAAGGAAGCAGAAGTTTACAAGAAAACAGAAGTAATAGTAGATATGCCAGTCAGTGACAAATGCTTAGTATATACAATGCTCCGAATTATAGCAGAAGAAAAAATTTATATTAATTTCGATACTTTAAAGCCATTTCCAGTAATAACTGAACATCTACAAATATATGGAAATACATGTGGTCCCTTAGCAAATTATGATTATGAAAAACGTTTTACCGGACCTAAAGGAGAGGCGAACAAATTAAAATTTATGTCACATCCGAGGGTGACAGTTGCTTTACAAAATTATACTGATAGATTTCTAAAAGTTAGACCTTCAATTATACCGCAACCTCCTGCGTGGGTAGATTTGTCGCCCGGACCTAATTCTGAATTAAATGCGTTATTTCAAGAAAGATCAAGGAGTCGGAAGCAGCGAAAGCAGCGGAAGCAGACTCGTAAGCAGCGGCAGCTTAGACGCAAGTAAGCAGACACGGCAAATCGCTCTTAAATGAGGCATATGCCTTAAGATATAGAGGGCCGGAGCCCGGATAGTACAAAGAATTCCTCCATGCTGGAAGATTTCTTTTGACTATGAGAAGCCAGAATCGCATAAGAATTTTTTGCTGTTGAATCCGCCGCTGAATATCGGGATTCTTGTGGACAAGAGCCTTAAATTGGGCCCGTGAAAACAAGAAGTCACATGCTAGAAGCAACTTTCCTGTACGTGGAAGTGCAAATAGATTTGCTAACAGATGAATATCTGACTCCTTTGTCTTCACTAGGGCATCCAAGTGATACGGCCCATCCGGATGAAACTGGTTGGATGCTACAAAGTTCTTAAGATAACGCGGCTGCTTGATAATAAAGTGGCGAAGAACAGCCGATTCACTCTTTACGAATGAAACCTGCTTTCGGTTGAAAATCTCTAAGACCATATCATACCGGCCATTCTTGAGGGCTGCTTGAACCCAAGCATCAATCTCATCTTGGTAAACTCTAACATGCTTTACGCCAGCAAGGGCTTCGGCTAGATTACTAAGTGTCGATGTGGGATTATTAATTGCGTTTGCTACACGCTTCACACGACGGGTTTCCTTTACTTCCTTAGTGGGTGGCATTCCACCTGTTTGTTAGGGCCGGGCGGCTTTCAATTTTTACGCGTCTGTTTTGTCTTAAAAACCATTCGGTTATATCCGTTATCTATTTTGCTAAAGACGAAGCCTGCTTTTGTATAACATCTTTTTGCTGAAGTGTTATTCTTCTTAACAATAAGATAGACCTTTCCTTTTGCTTTCTTTATTTTTCATGGCGTATCCTTGCCCTCTATAGGCTGGATTCGTATAGACCATGTTGATTTCACATCTTCCAGCCGAGGGACAAAGCAAACGAGCAGTGGATATAACTTTTGTACCATCATGTGTTAAAGCGATTTTAGCCGCTTCATTAATTATATTTTTGTACGAAATATTATAACCGCGTAAATCTTTGATTGAGGCCTCAAAAGATTCTTTGAGACCGGTTTTCATTAGATGTTTGAACTGTGGAATAGAAACAATCTTTTCTTCTATCATCCCCTATTTATCAATGTGAAAATTTATAATTTACGTGTCTTGCTTTTCCGGACCTTGCGTCTATGTGTTCTTGTGCGTTTAGATCCAAATCCTTGCGGAACCTTATGGCTTCCTAGAATCAAAGGTGCTAAATCTTCAGGTAATCCTTGAGCCCAGTTTTCAATTACAAATTTTACTGCTGCAGGACTTGGTTGACTAACATACTGACCCACCATTGTCCACGGGAAGACATTATAAACAAGGTAAAGGATACCAGTATTAGGGTTTATATATGGTATAGCAATAATGTGATAAGCTGTTATTGTTGGGTCTTGATCATAATAGTGATGCAAGCTTGCCTGTACTTGAGCAGGTGTAAGTGTATCAATATAGAGTCCATTTCTACGACCTATTGGTGCGGATGGTTGATTTAGAAGTACATAAAACCAAGGATCATTCAGTTCTCCTGTAGCATCAACTCTAAAAAAATACATTCCCGTACCACTACCAGGAAATCCAGGTTGAACAGCATAGGCGTTAACGCATACAAGCTCTCCAATAGTAAAGTGACGTGTTTCCGGATTGGTAGAAGGTACTTGCGGAAAATAACACGCTTCGGCTGGAAATTGAGGCGGTATTAATGGATGAGCCATCCCTACTTAGAATGTTGAAAGTATATTCAAACAATAGAATGCGGGAGGCTTTTTTAAACACAGAGGAACTTGTCAAGCTTCTAGCAAATCCTATTCTCTTAAAATCTTTTAACGCGTTGCTAAATGACCATGGAGACTTTGCCAGTAATGAACCGCATTTTACGCTGAGCAATGTTACAAATGATTATATGTTTGAGAAGCGGCCTATTATGTACTTTGTGGCATGGACTCTAGATACAATTGTCTTTACTTTGCGAATATTCTTGACGCCTAAAACGGGCTACGTCACAATGGTTCATACCCACGATGGATATAAACGACGAGGAATCTGCTCTGGGGCTTTTAAGAAAATATTTAAGCATTTGCCGGACATCACAAAATGGAAGTTGGATGTGGAAAGTGGAAATACGGCTGCTATTGCTTGTTATGAGAAGTTGGGATTCAAAGCAACTGGTAAGCAACTCTTTTCGGATGCGATTACAATGACGCTAATGCGGAAAAACTCCTAAAAAATTAAGACTATTCTAAATAAGATGTCGCGTATAGTTCGTGTTGCGGGAAGAATGGTTGAACTTTCAGGGTTACATGGTATTTGGCTAGGACCTGACCATTTATCTCAGTCACGCATCACACTATTCTATATTAATAATAAAGCTACAGAGGTGATTAACTATGGATGTAATGAATACGCACAAGCCGAGAAAGACAAACTGATTCTTGAGGAAGCAAAGAAGGAATTTCTTACACAAGATTCTTCATTGAAACTCCGTTGATTTTTGTTGCTTCAACTGTTCCCGGTTTTGTTTGAATTCCTCTGCCTTCGACTGCGGCCCATGCAAAGAGGTCACCCCGTTTCTGGTTAGGAATAACAATATCTAGGTAGTCCCGATTACCAATACCGAGGCAAATCAAAGTACAGACTCCATGATCACGACTGATTTGTCTGCCGGAAGCAATAATTCCACGGAACTTGACTGTGCGTCGGCCGTCTAAGCGAAGTTGGGCGTCGTATGTTAGTCCACAGGTAGGCAAGAACTCTTCGGTTATCCAATAACCAAGCGTTTTGAAATCCTCTGTTGCTGTCGGCTGCTTCAAAAGTTGCTGCTCTTGTGTCTTTGTGGGTTGAAGAGTGGGCTTGCCATCTCTCGTACCGACCCTATAGGGCGGTGGCTCTCTGCTGAGAACAAGATTAGAGCAGCGTGCTTCTCTGTAATGAACCCACTTTCTGTACTCTGAATTACAGTGATTCAAGGCCGAGCACCAGAATTCATGAGGGCGATGTGCTTTCCAATACCCTAAGGCCCACACTAACTGAGCATAGGAGACTGCGTGACTCTTGCAGAAACTATAATAGACTAATTGGTTCAAATCATCTACCACTTTATCTATCTGTTTCTGCTGGTATCCTTTTGCGGCCATTTCTTTGCGAAACTCAACACGGAGTTTGGGATTGCCCTTAGCAAAGGCTTTTCTCCACTTATCGGCTTGCGCCGAATCGCATCCGAGAATATAGCGGATTTTGTGGATTGCGTCATCATCAAAGACAATCGGTCGGTCTAATGGTGTTCGTGGCTGGCCTTCTAGCAGTCTCCATTTTTCCAAGAACTCTTGCTTTCGGCCTTCCGCTGCTGCGGCGGGTCGGATAAGGGCTAGAGCAACTGCTATATCTGAGACACCTTCCGGTTTCATTTCCATGAAGAGTTTTCGCATTCCGCGACTTTCACCGAGGGTTATTCCTATATTCCATCCACGGGCGAAAATGCGTTCTGTTTGAGCATCACGTGTGGGATAGGTCATTAGAGGGCGTTCGGGACAAATATCGGCCAACTGTGCTAGACCGCGATTACTCAGCAAATCAATCTTGATGTGGCCTTGCTCTTCTGTGTCATCCTTGTTCAAATTAATTTGGAAAAGGGGAATACCGTCGGCTTCTATTTCCTTGAGCCTTAGTTCTTCCGGCACTTCACCTTGCTCTTCAAAGATAACTATCCCGCCGCAATGTTTACTGTAGTTTTTGAGTGTTCCCTGTCGGCCTTCTTTCTTAACCGTAAACTCTTTGAGTTCTTCGGCGGTTAAGAACTTTTCGGGTTTAGCACCCTTGCGATTCACTGCGGCGGGAATAGGTTTATTGTGTTCCTTGAGAACATCCTTGATTGTTTGTCTTGTATTTACTTTGTCGGTCCACAGATTATAGTTACTGACGCGACCGACTTGATTTGGATATTTCTTGGCGATTAAGCCGTATATCTCTTCCCGTCTGTTATACGGAACATCAATATCTATATCGGGCATATCTTTTCGGAGATGGTTCATAAATCGTGCTAATTCAATTCCATTCAGAATGGGGTCAACATGCGTGATTCCTAGCAGATAAGTTACTAAGGATGAGCCGGCTGAGCCACGGATAATGTGGGGCGGGGCCACAGGGCCGAGACTGCGAACGATTTCTAGCACAGTTCGCACTTGGAGGAAAACGGGAGCGAAGCGGTTTTTATCTATTAAGGCATATTCTTCTGCTAGCTGTTTTTGATAACGGGGATCATCCGGTATTGGTCTAATAAAGAGGGGCTCTAAGGCTTCTTTTGCTTGCTCGTGGATTCGCGGTTTTGCTTTTCTTGTTTGTGGTTTGATTTGAAAAAAGCCATCTAAGGTGCTTTGGAGCATAGTTCCATCTTTCATTAAAAATGTTCTGTCAAATTTATTGGTTTTGTTTGTTTGTTTGTTTTTTGTTAGTTTGCTACTCATAATCGCGGAAACTAATGCCCACAGGGAAGCGGGGAATGCCATCCCCTGTAAGCCCCTGATAACGCACCGTCAGTTCCTTACCAATATACTTTGCAGGATGCTTGGATACATCCTTGAAGATTGTAGCCCGGTCCTCGTGTGTTCCCCTCGGCCGTACCTGAAAGTGCTTACCCTCCGGTGTCTCACAGGTCCAAATGACGAGACCCTTCTCCAAACCCTGTCCATCTGTGAAGGCTGTCACCTTGTACTCCT